CGTCGAGAGGGATCCGTCGAAGGCGGCCTGGCCCGCGTCGGCGTCTTCGACCAGGTTGTCCGCCCGGATCGTCTCCACCGGCTCCAGGTTATTGCGATACGTGACAGAGGCGTTGTTGACGTTGGCCAAAGCGGCGGCGTTGCGCTGGATGTCGCCCTGGACCTGGTTGAAGCGGGTCAAAACAAGGCTCGTCGGCGAGCCGTCGACGGTGGTGGCGGCCTTGACTTCGTTCTGGCCGACCAGGTTGAACACCGCCACCGGTTTGCCCGTCCGATCCAGGGTGATCGCCATCGAGTCGGCGCGTACCCCCTTCAAAAGAAAGAAGGCCGGCACGTCCGGATGGCCGATTTCGATGGCGGCCGAAGGCAGGGACGTGGAACCGGAGACAAACGTGTGGGTGTAGGGATCGGACCCCGTCGTGGTCGGATCGTCGAGCAGCAGCTTGAGCCAGTACCCGATATTCCGCACATCCAGGGGCACGGTGATCTGACCCCCGACCCGCAGCAGGTCGTTAATAGGGGCCTGCGGATCACGACCGAGGCCCAGCACGTCGTCGGGAATGAGGGCTTGATTGCCGCCCAGGTCCGTGCTGATGATGGGCAGCTTGAAATAGCCGCCGGCGGACGGCGACGTGCCGTAGGTGGTCTCGAAGTCGAAGAGGACGACGATGTTAATGCCTTGCTGGCGTGCCATGAGATAGCTCCTATTCTCAAAGTGGACTGGTAGTATCGTAAAAAAGGGTTACGGGCACCGTGGCACCCTTGAAGTTGTCGGCCCCTTCCACGGGTTCGTCGAGGAATTCGGGCGTGCGGATCTCTAAAATGTCGATCACACCGCCCAGGGTCTTGTCGGCGTTGAGGGCGCCGGGGATCAGCGCGAGCAAGGTGTCTAAATCGCCGTCGAGGGTGTTGGAGTGGACCAACGCCTCGATTTCAGCTTCGTGCTCGTAAGAGTACGTCACCGGCGAGAGGACCGTCTCGGGCTCGCCCGGCTCGCCGTCGCGCACGATCAGCAGACCATCGGCGGGGACCAGGGTCGGTATCGCTACATTGCGCTTGACTTCCAGTGTGACAGTGGCCAAGGTGTCTAGCGCGGTTTTAAGGCCCTGTAAAGCGCTTTCTCGGGTGCTGGGCATTATCGATAGGCTCGCTTTATGAACGTGGGCAGCAAGGCTTCTACGCGGCGGAAATCGCGTTGGGGATCCAGTCGCTTCTTCAGACGGATCTGGCGCACCAGGAAAAACATGACGACCGTGGTCGTCCCTCGGCTCAACTTGCCCGTCTTGGTACGTTTCGCTTTAGTCAGCCGGCCCGCCTTGGTAAACTTCACGTCATCGATCACCAGCAAATGGGGTCCCCGGGGGCGGGGAACGTATCTCAGCTTGCTCAGGTTGGACGGCCAGTTTCTCGGGGTGAGCTTGGTGCGCCGGCCGACCTTATGCTGAGCCAAGCGCACCGCCTCGGGCGTAGGAATGGCTAAAAAACGGCCGTTCCGGGCGCGGATGACCGTTCCCTGGGTGTGGGCTTGGATGATTTGCTCGGCCTTCGAGAAGACGAGTCCAGCCGCGTTTAGTCCTTCGTCGGGGTAGAACTTGCTCTGCCAGGTCTTCGCCAGACGTGAACCCAAACCGGCCTGTTGAACCCGCGATCGCAGCCGACTCTTCAGGCTATTAGTCGCCTTCTCCACACCAACACGAACGCCGCGCGTGGCCGCATCCCGCTCCTGGGTCATGATCTCGTTGAGGTTGCCTTCGATGGCGGCGCCTATTCTCATTGCGGTCGGGTTTCTATCGTCCAGATCTTTCCCCGGTCGTCCTCTCGCCGAGGCTCGCCCGAGACCAGGTAATTCACGATCTTATAAGCGATCACATCACCGTCGTCGGGATCGGCCAGCTCCGAGACCCGGATATCAAACAGCATGGTCGCCGTCTGGATGGGCGTATCGGTCAGGCCGATAATCTCATCCGGATGGCGGGGTATGACCGTCACCGTCACGGGACTGCCGCCTGCCGGGGTATAGGTCGCACTCTCCCCGTGCAGAGTGAAAGGGGCGTCCAGGGAGAGGTTGAGGATCGTTTCTAGAGACATCGTTTTGTGAGAAGGGGCGGGCCGAAGCCTACCCCCTCTCCCCTTTTACTAGGCGTCCTTATCGCCCTTGAGCAAGACTTCCGGCACGGTGCAGAAAGACACCGTATTGCTCTGCACCTCCAGCGCGGTGAAGCGCTGGAACATCGGGTCCAGGGCCTGCTTGGTGTAGAAGGGCATACCCAGGGTGTTGACGGTCTCCTGGTAGTCGGCCGGGCCGAAGACCTGCTGGAACAGCCCCGGAATCCCCTCGGGCACGAAGCGACATTCGTCCGCCGTGACGCGAACGGTCTGATTGGTGGGCGTGGCCAGATCGGAGCCGCGATAGTTTTCCCAGGTCACTCCGGCGAAGTGGAACTCGCCGAAGATGGTCCCTTGCCGGAGCCATTCGGCCTGGGGCTGCGACTTGAAGGAATCGCGCACCTCGGCGTTTTTGATCAGAGCATCCCAGAAGGTATCGCCGCACAGCGCACGGATACGCATCTGTCCAGACCCTAGGCCCTTCAAGGCGCGGAGGATCACGCGAATGACATTGGCCTCCACGTTTTCGCGCAACGCCCCGTCGGTGGCGTTGGCCAAGTCGAACATCACTTTGGCCGGCGCCGAAAGCCCCCAGGCCGAATACATATCCAGGAGGGTGGTCCCGTCCGCATCCAGCATCACCCCGTTTAAGGCAGTGACCCGATGGTTTTCGTGGGTGAACTCAATATCGCGTCTCAGTTCCCCGGCCCGGTCGTTGACCAACTGCTGGATTTGCATCAGCTCCGACTGAGAGCCGAAGGCGCGGATACCCTCGACCTCGTCGGCCATGATCTGATCGTCCAGGGCGATGCGCGAGATGGCTACCGTGATCAGTTCCCGACGGTTGCGACCTCTCGTCTCGCCAGGTCCGCCGCGCGGCGTGGTCTGCACCAGAGTGAGTACCCCGGCCTTGCGCTCAATCGAGATAGTCGTAGTCCGCACGCGCACCGGATCGAATAAACCCAGTTCCAAGGTGCGTTGCGGGAGGAAATCGCGTCGGTTTACAGCCGCCGTCAACTCCTCCATCGAGAAGCCGTCGGCCTTGAATACGTCCAAGCTGGCCATATTCTTCTTCCTTTCACATTAAAGGGCGTCCGAACTGGCCCTCTACCCAGAGCTTTAAAAGGTCGGTCCGAGGGGGTAGCCTCGAAGCGGGCGGGATCAGCGCCCTCCGACCCGGAAATCCCGATGGGGTTAGCGGATGATAATGTTCTTGGCTGCGAGTTCCTGAAGGGCCAAATCCTTGTTGGCCGCCGAGATACCGGAAGGCCAGACCAGGGTGTTAGTGTTGACTTCAGCGAGCCGTACGACGGCGACCCCTTTGAGATCGGCCGCACTGGCGTCGTAGTCGTCCCAGGCGATCCCATCGGCCATGTCGCTGCCGTCGTTGGGCAGGGCAATGAACTTCTCCGTCACCTGCGTCACGGTAATGGTGAAGCGATCGCCGGCGACAAAATCGGTCGCGCCGTCGGCCAAGGTAAAAGCCAGTCCACCGGCCGAAAACGCCACGGCGACGGTGCCCGTGCCGATGACTTCGCCGTCCGGATCAGTGACCTCGAACGCGCCCGCGTTGGACGCCGGTTCGATGATGACCAGGTTATGCACACCGGGCTTGGCATCGGCCGAGACCGTCACTGCGCCCATCGTGCCGTCGCCGGTGTTGCCCGCGTCGGCGGCCGAGGTGTTGGTGCTGGCCGTGACTTCCTTGGCCAAGATCTCGCCGCATTTGACGTTTGCGCCCGACTTGTAGGTGACGTCCTCCTTGGAGATGTTGCTGTTGCCCAACGATTGGACGAATTCGCCGGCGCGCGCCGTTTCCGTTTTTACTGCCATGATGGTTTTTCCTTTTCTTCAGAAGGTTCGTGATCAGGTCTGGGCCACCGCACGGTAGCGGTCAAAGGAATCCTGGGCCACCGCCTCCAGGTCGATCGCCGGAGTCGGCTGGGCGTGTTCGTGAATGGCCGTGATCTGCTGCGCCTCGTCTTGCTCGGCCCGCTGTTCGAGCAACTGCTCGGCGACGGCCTCGACACTCAACGTACTGTTGGCCATCGCCTCGGTCTGCTCAAGGCTTAGACGGGCCATCTGGCACAAGCCGCGAATCTTGCGTTGTCGTTCGCGCTCGACGAGCGCACCTTGGACCGTAGCGTTTTCAAAATCAACTTGGGCAACGTCGGCGTGGGTCTTTTCCGCCGGCGTGGGGGTCGTTTCAGACATGGGTTCCTCCTCGTCTGAGGGTGGGTGCGCGGCGGACCCGCGCGGTGGAGTTGCTATTTTTTCGGCAATGGTATCGGCGAGGGCTCCGACAGTCAGACGATCCCCTGCTTTCAAAGGGGTCGTGTCGGGCTGTTCGCTGTTTATGTCGACATCGACCTCGGTCTTCAGCAGCACCGTCCCGGACGATTCCTGGACATGGGCCGTCAGATCGGCCAGGGCTTCGTCGAAGCTGCCGACCCGGTCGGCAAAGCCAATATCCACGCCATCAAAGCCGAAGTAGGTCTGCGCCTCGGTGGCCAAAACCTGCTCAATGTTTAAGCCGCGTCGCTCGGCGACAGCTTCGGCAAAGAGCAGATGGATCCGATCCAGTTCGGTCTGCAGACTCTGGGAGGCGTGTTGGGTTAGCGGCTCGTGGGGGTTGTGCTCGGCTTTGTACTTGCCCGCCCTAAACACCGTGTAATTGAGCCCGGCCTTTTTCTCCGCCGGCGACTGATCCAGATGGACGGCAATGACACCGACCGAGCCCACACCGCCCGTCTCGGCCACGTAGAGCCGCTCTGCGGCCGTTGCGATGTCATAGGCGGCCGAGAAGGCGTAGTCGTTGGCCACGGCCCACAGCGGCTTCATCTGGCGCAATTCGACCAGGGCGTTGACCAGGTCAAACAGCCCGGAGACTTCGCCGCCGGGGCTGTCGATACTTAAAAGAATCCCTTTGACCCCCGGGTCGGTCGCTGCATCTTCCACGGTCTCCAGAATACGCTCGTAGGACATCATGCCCGACCAGGCGTCTCCCTGCCGGCGCACCAGGGAACCCGACACGTCGACGACGGCTACGCCCTGATCGGTCAATTGAAAGCGCCGCCGATGTTCGCCCCGTTCACTAAAGGCCGCGTGGGGGTTGAGCGCGTCTTCCGGACGCATAAACATCGACTCCAGCTCCAACGCCGGGACGTTGAGTTCAAAGCGATCGCCGATCCCCACCAGGATGGCGTCCATCTTTCCGGGATGCACCGCCAGAGGGGTGTCGAACAACCGTGTGGCAAAGCGAGGATAGCGCATTTAGGCGGTCTCCTGTTTACGTTCGTCTTCTTCTTCCGGCTCCATATCGTCGGCTGCGGTCTCGAAGTGCAGGCCATACTTCTCGGCACGTTTCTGGTCGGCGGCGATCTCCTGATCTACGGCCTCCGGATCTCCGCCCTCCTCGACAATGACCGCCGAGCGCGACTTGACACCCATCTGCAGGGCCAGTTGCTCGGCCTTGCGGTCCTTGAGCGGATCAACCCACTCCCACTTCGGCGGGATCCAGGTGACGCGCCGCGCGGTGGCTTGATCGTCCATGTCCAGTCGGCCGGACAACACCGCCTGCTCTAACCAGCGATTCCACACCACGCGGCAGAGCTGAAAACAAACCGTCTTGGCCTGGATCATGGTGATCTTGCGGCGGAACTTAACCAGATCGGCTCTAAGCGACGAATAATTGGCGCGATGGACATCGCCGGTCAGGATGTGGTAGGGCACCCCTACGGCCGCACCGATGGCCAAAAGGTTGCGATACTGAAAATCTTCATAAGACCCGCCCACATCGGCCGGATTATTCACAGTCACTTCTTCGCCCGGATCCAGAGTAATCACACTGCCCGGCTCCAAATCCAAATTAGCGATGCCCGCCTCGTCCACATCAGCCGTTTCGTTGGCCAGGGGGTTGCCTTCGCCAAAGTCATCGGAAGACGTGATAAAGACGGCCATAAGCGCGGCGACTTTTTTTCGGTCCAGCTCGGCGTCGTCATACTGGTCGAGCAGATACAGGCGCACCATGCCCGGCACCAGGCGAGGCATGCCACGGATCTGGCCGGGTCGATCGACCGCATAGACGTGAATCACATCCTCGGCCGGTACCCGGACTCGATCGCCGGAGCGAAACACGCTCAAGCTGTCGCCGGGGTGCTCGCGCCAGAAGTGATAAGCGACTCGTCGGCCGATGCGATTGAACTCAATGCCAGATTTGATCTGATGACCATTGGATAAGCCCAAGGTATAGGCTCGATCGAGGTATTCCGACTCCAACAACTGGAGCTGGAGGGGGACGGACAGATTATCGGAGGGGCGACGGGGCCGCAGACGCACGAACATCTCGCCGGCGTCAAAGAGCGCCCCGCCGGCAATCTGCTGAATTCCGTAAAAGGACGTCTGGCCTTCTGAATCGGCTTCCAGGCACCATTCTTCCCACAGTTCGTGCAATTCTTTGCGGTCGTCCGGATCTTCGAGCTTGCTGGAGGGGCGGATCCCGGTGCCAATCAGCGCAGCAGCGAATTCTTCCTTGGCGTTGGCCGCATACGGGTTGGAAGAAGTCAGATCGCGGGCGCGTTTGAGCAGATCGGCGCCGGATGAGGACAGAATCGAGTTGATATCCGCATCGGTGGGGGACCAGTGCTTCAGTCGACGGCCCTTTTCCGCCGCATCGTGGAGCGCGGCGCCCACTTTCACCGCCTTGGTCCGGCCCGAGAGGATGCCGGCGGCCGTTTTGATCCGCTGCAGGATGTTCATAAGCCCTTCTTGCCGGCGATGCGGAAGATGCGCGTGTTCTTTTTGCCGGCGGCGGTGTTCAGTTCCCGGTTCATATCGGCCAAAATGGCCGTCATCTCATCCAGCGTGCGGTAGGTCGTCGTGGTCTCGCCGTAACGGACGGTGAGCACGCCGGTGGCAATCGTGTTTTTAAGGGCGTCTCGTTGGGCGGTGGTGTAGTCGGTCATTTAGTGCCCAGCAAACAAAAAGACCCCGGAGGGAGATAAATATCCCCTCCGGGGTCGGTTTCCGGTGGTCCCGGTTTCTAGTGTCTGAAGGCCGTGATTCGGGGTCGGGTTCCGGTGGTTCCGACGGCCTGCCGGCATGGGGCCGGTCTTGATACTCTTAATCTTCTACGAAATAAGAAACAATGTCAAGTCTTTTTTTGAAAAAAGGCCAGTAACTCGGACGGCAATCCGTATAACTCGACTTTACACACGAGCTTTCCCTTGTACTTAGACGCAGTAAAGGATGACCGTTCAAATATAGGATCTATGTTAAATAGATCTTGCAACAGCCGAGATGCTTCTGCTTCTATTTCCGTTGTCTTCGACTTCAAGGGCTTCTTTGACATTCTCAGCTCCTCATATAGCTGCTGACCGCCCGCCGCCGGCGCCGGCGGCGCGGCGTGGGTACGGTTCCTTCCGCGTTTACCTGCTCTCCTTCGATCTGATCGCGCAATTCCTGCCACTTCCCCGTCCCCCACCGGTCCACCCCGATCGCCCAGGCCGCAGCCCGTGCGAGTACTCGACAATCCAGGGCTTCGTTCCGCTCCCGCGTCTTGACCCATTCCAGCCGCCGAAACCCCTTGACCACTCGAGCCACCCGCTGTTCGGCCGTCAACTGCTCGAAATACTCCCTCCCATACTGCGGGAAGTGGCAGTACCCGGCCGGATACTCCGCCCTTGCCTCCAGCGCCTCGTCGGTGGGTGGATTCAGCCGCAGCCAGCCATACAACTCGCTCTTGAGAATCGAAACCCCCACCGGCCACAAGAGCATGCCGCGCGCAATCTTCTTCCCTCTTAGATCGATATCCACCCGCGTGGGCTGCCCCGTCGGTGCCGCTGCATGATCCTGGCCCTTGCAGACCATCACGTGCCCCCGCCCGTGCCGTCGCGCCCAGGCCCGCACAATCTGCGTGTTGTAGCCCTCGTCGATGGCCAGCCGACGCAAGGTCAACCGCACGCCCGTTTCTTCATGCGCCCAACTGTCTCCCAGGACCTGGTCCAGCTCGCCCCAGACCGGATCGTCGATATTGGAGGTGTCGCCGCCCAGCACCAGGTAGTCCACCGACCAGCTCTCGTTGTGTTCGCCCCAGGCCACGATTTCCAGTTCGAGGCGGTCCACCTGGACATCTACCCCGGCCGTCAGCAGCAGACCCCCTTGCGGAACCCGGCCCTGCTTGTAATCTTCCCGCAGCGCATAGAGCCGCTCCCACTCTGGTGCATCGCCCTGCTCTTCGTAAGTCTCCCCCAGCACCGTGTTGACCCAGACCTTCAGCCGCAGCGAATCGTCTTTGACTTCGAGGAATTGGCGCACCTGCTCTTCCCACGGCTCGAACGGACTCAACAAGCCGGGCAGATAAAACCCCAGGCTGCGCCCTTCGCCCTCGACGATCGCCCGCCACTCGCCCCCCTCAAGCAGAAACGTTTTGTCCGCCTCCCCGTGCGCGCCTTCGCAATGCCGGCAGACATAGACGGCGTCCTCCGGATGATAGGTCCCGTCCTCGTCCCGCGGAAAGCGGATCTGTCCCCAGGCGATGACATCGTATTCACCGCAGTGCTTGCAGGGGACGAAGTATTTAAAGATCGTGTCCGAGCCTTCCACAGCTTTCTCGATTCGACTGATGCCTTTGATAGTGGGGGTGGATCCGGAGAAAATTTTCCGCCGGCCGCGATAGGTCGCCGTCCTCCGTACGGCCAGATCAACCGGGTCCCCTTCCTCATTCGCATCGCCGGGGTAGCCGTCCACCTCGTCCATGAACAGGTAGCGCGCCGGCAAGGATCGCAAGCCCACCGCCGAATTGGCTCCGGTCATCACCAGCTCGCCGCCGGGGAATTTCTTGCGGAAGATGGAGTTGCCGGCTTCTCTCGATCGATGGGGGACTACCTTCCGCTTCAGCGACGGCGTCGACTCGATCAGGGGATCAATCCGCGTGGCCGTGTTGCGCTTGACCTCGTTGAGACCGGGGTTGACGATCAGCATGGTCCCCGGCGCGTAGTCAATGACGTAGCCGATCCAATTATTTCCGCATTCTGTGAAGCCTAATTGACTGCCCTTCATCACAGAGACGAACTCGGCCGGATGCGAGGGGGAAAGCGCGTCCATGATGGCTTTGAGATAGGGCGCACGGCGGGTACGCCAGCGACCCGGCTCGGCGGCCGTCTCGGGCAGCATACGCCGTTCGTCGGCCCACTCCGACACCGTCAGGCTGGGTTCGGGCGTCATCGACTCGGTCCGGGCGTTCCACAGCTCCCGCAGATCGTCGAGGCTATCCGTCCAGTTCAGGAGGCTCCATAACGGCGAGGTCTCCAAGGTATTCGCGGACATATTTCTCCAGTGCGATAATTAATAAGCGGGGATCCACATCCAACTCGGCGGCCATCCGGGGTCCCATCCGCGCCGGGAAGACCTGCCAGGCGTCCCGCTCTTGTCGGAACCAGCGGAACACCTGCTCGGCCACGAATGCCTTGCGGACCAGCTCGCCCTTTTCTTCCTGGACCTTCAACTGGGTCAGCCGGGCCTGGATGATGGTCTTGGCCGTCTGGGCTTCGGTCAGCGTGACCCGGATCCCGTCCCCAACTTCCGCCAGACCGGCCTCGCGGAGGATGTCTCGAACACCGACGGCCGCGGCCGTCGATACCGGCTCTAGTTTGACGGGCTCTTTTTCCGGTACCGCCGGTGGGGCTTCTTCGATCGGCTCTTCCTCTTCGATCGGGGCCATGGGCGCTTTGCCGATTTCGACCAGGTAAGCGTTGACAGAGACCGGATCGATCTTTCCGTCCTTTTTCCGGATGCGGCCCGAGTTGACCAGCTTTTGTACGCGGCTCGAACTCAACCCAATCAGGTTGGCCGCTTTCCGGTAACTCAGCCCGGCCATGCGCCTCCCGTGTACATCCTCCGTGTACGCCAGCTGTACACTTCAGCTAATTTGCTGTTGTTCATGGTGTTGTTGTTGTTCATGGTGTTGTTGTCGTCTTTTTAATTGCTTTAAAGGTCAGGGGATGTACGCCCTATTAAGC